AAAATCACAACTTGTGAACTCTGTCAATGGTGCTGGCACTATCGTTGAGGTTGAGTTTGTTGTTGGTGGTAAAGAGGTTCGTGTTATGCGTGGAATCAAACCCAACAAGTTTGAGGTTTATGTAAACGACAATATGATAAACCAAGATGCAAACGCAAGGGATTATCAGAAACACCTAGAGCAACAAATCTTGGGATTGAACTATCGTTCTTTCACACAGGTTGTTATTCTTGGTTCATCTACCTTTGTTCCATTTATGCAGTTGTCTACAAAGGCAAGGCGTGAGGTGGTTGAGGATATTCTAGACATCAAGGTTTTTTCTTTGATGAACTTCCTACTCAAGAACAAGAACAAAGAACTCAATGAAGAGATTCGTAATGTGGAGTATCAGTATGATTTGACAGAGGAGAAGATTGCCCTTCAGCAGAAATTTATTGAGGACGTAATAAATAATAAGTCATCTATCATCACAGAGAATAAGCAAAAAATCAAAGACAACAATTCTACTATTGGTACACGAAATAGTGATATCAAAGTTCTTGAAGATGAAAAGATTGCGTTGTCTTATGATGCAGAAGAACATCTCAAAGTTGACAAGAAGTTAAAGAAACTAACCCAAACCGAAGCAGCGCTTAAAAATAAAAGGAGTGAACATGACCGTCAAATTCAATTTTTCAAGGACAACGATGAATGCCCGTCTTGCGAACAACCAATTACGGAATCAACAAAGCAGACGCAGATTGAATCTAGAAACACCAAAATCAGAGAAATTGAAAACGGTATCGGAGATTTACAAAGATTGGAATCAGAAGAGCAAGATAGACTCCAATCAATCCTAAATGACTTAGACACTATTCGACAGAATGATGTAGAGATTGCAAAGATTCGTGCTTCCATTACAGAGTTGGAAAAGTTCAATACCAAACTGCAAAAGGATATTGAGACTTATGAATCTGGTTCTGTATCAGAAGAAGATAAAACTAAACTTGCAGAACTAAAAGGCACTATCAAGTATATTGATGAACAGAAGTCCAAACTAAATGAGGACAGGTTCTATATTGATGTTGCTCGCAATCTTCTACAGGATAGTGGTATCAAGACAAAGATTGTCAAACAGTATCTGCCAATAATGAACAAGTTGGTAAATACATATCTATCGTCAATGGACTTCTTTGTGAACTTTAACATTGACGAAAACTTCAACGAAACTATCAAGTCACGCTTTCGTGACGAATTTTCCTATGCGTCTTTCTCAGAAGGAGAGAAGATGCGTATCGACTTGGCGTTGCTCTTTACATGGAGAGCAGTTGCAAAGATGAAGAACTCAACGAATACCAATCTACTCATTCTGGATGAAATCTTTGATTCGTCTTTGGATGGTACTGGTACAGATGATTTCCTCAAAATTTTGAATACGTTCAATGATCAGAATGTATTTGTTATTTCCCATAAACAGGATATGCTGTTTGATAAATTCAGAAGCGTTATCCAATTCAAAAAAGAGAAGAACTTCTCAAAGGTGGCATAATATGAAACAAAGTGAACGATTTTATGAATTACTAGAAGAAATGAAAAGAACACATGACGCAAAGCGTCACGACTATGCAAGTACGGAAGATGTGTTTGCAAACTTTAGACACTGTGAGATTGCTGGTATCCCAGCATGGAAAGGTGTTGCAGTTCGTATCAGCGACAAGTTTAGTCGTATCATGGGATTTGCAAGGAAAGAAAGATTGCAAGTAAAAGATGAGAGTATCAAGGATACTTTGGTTGACATGGCAAACTATGCTTTAATCGCACTAATTCTTTATGAGGAAGATAATGGGAAAAAGAAGTGATTTTGAAAGAGTACCAAGAGACTATTACCCCACACCAATTGAAGCGGTAAAACCTCTTATCCCCCATCTACCAAACAAGGGTAACTTTGCAGAACCTTGTGCTGGTGACGGTAGACTGATTCGACACATAGAAGAATTGTCGGGAATGTTGGGTTACTGGATGACAGACATTGAACCTATGGCAGATCATATTGGTGATGGTGATGCTACCACAGATAAGATTGTGGGGTGTGAGATTGCAATAACGAACCCACCTTGGAATCGTAAGATACTTCACCCTATTATTGAGAACCTATCGAATCAGTTACCGACATGGTTACTCTTTGATGCTGATTGGATGCACACAAAACAAGCAGTTCCATACCTACCAAGACTAAAAAGAGTTGTCAGTGTAGGTAGGGTTAAGTGGATTGAAGGTAGTAATTCGACTGGCAAGGATAATTGTTGCTGGTATCTGTTCGATAAACATAATGGTATACCCACACATTTTTATGGAAGAATCTAAAAAAAGTTTTGAAAACATCTTGACATTTGTTATAAAAGCAGATATACTGTATAAGTAAAGTGAGAAAACAAACCGTTAGGAGACTATATTATGGCACATGAATTAGAAATCGTAAATGGACAGGCGCAAATGGCATACGTTGGCGACCTTCCATGGCATGGACTTGGTACTAAAGTAGAACAGGATTTGACTCCTGCTCAGTTCCAAGAAGTTGCTGGACTTGATTGGGAAGTAGAGAAACAACCTCTGCTTACTGCGTCTGGCGTAAAAATCAAAAACAAAGAGGCGCTCGTAAGAACGTCAGACAACTCAGTACTTGACGTTGTTGGTACAGGTTGGAATCCTGTTCAGAACTCAGAAGCGTTTGAATTCTTCCATGACTATGTGATGGCGGGTGACATGGAAATGCACACTGCTGGTTCACTAAAAGATGGACAGATGGTTTGGGCGCTTGCAAAGACCAAAGAGTCTTTTGAGTTGTTCAACGGTGACGTTACTGACAACTACTTCCTGTTTACTAACCCTCACCAGTTTGGTAAGGCAATCAACATTCGTATGACACCAATTCGTGTTGTATGTAACAATACTCTTACACTGTCTCTGTCACAGAATGCAGATAAGATGTTGACTGTAAACCACAGAAAAGAGTTTGATGCTTCTGAAGTAAAAGAACAGATGGGTATTGCTCGTGAGAAAATGGAACAGTACAAGTCAATGGCAGCACACCTTGGTTCAAAGAGGTATACTGCTGATAACGTAATCCAGTACTTCAATGAGGTATTCGGTGCTCCTGCAAAGGAAAAGGTTGATGGTGAAATCCCATTCACATCTCGTAACTCAAAACTTGCTTTTGAGAACTTGGATGTACAACCAGGCGCTGAGTTTGCTCAAGGTACTTGGTGGACTGCATTCAACTCTGTCACCAACATGACAGATCACTTGCAAGGACGTTCTAACGATGGACGATTGGTTTCTTCATGGTACGGACGTAACCGTAAGGTGAAACTGAATGCTCTGGACAAGGCGCTTGAATACGCTGATGCCGCATAAAAAAGTTGAAAAGAGGGGTTGAATGACCCCTCTTGGATACCTATATAATATAGGCGCAGTTCGTAAGTCGTCTAGTTGTCACAAACTATGCTTACTCTGTGACACAAATTTGGAGTTTGGTGGTATCTCCCACAAAAACCACCACTTTATGATATGCCGAATGATTCGGGTATCGTGCATTTATCTTGCTTAACAAAGGAGAAAAACAATGGTAAATACATCACTTATGATTGATCCGTCTAGGATTAACACCTACTCTATCGGGTTCGATAGAATGTTCGACAGTCTTATGGGGCATTCCCCAACGCCATCGAACTATCCCCCTTACAACATTGTAAAACATAGTGACGATAAGTACACTATTGAGATTGCAGTTGCTGGGTTCTCAAAGGATGAGATTGAAATTGAAACCAGAGAGAATATGCTCAAGGTTGAATCTAAGTCTCGCCCAGATGGGGATGATGATAAGGAATACCTACATAAAGGTGTTTCAAATCGTGCATTCAAGAAAGCGTTTACAATTTCAGATGATGTGGTTGTAAAGGGCGCCGATATGAATAACGGTTTGCTTTTCATTGACTTGGAAAGAATCATTCCAGAGGAAAAGAAACCTCGTTTGATTAAAATCAAGTAAATAAGTGATGGGGGGAAAATGTATTGACATTCCCCCCATTTTTTGATATATTATTAACAATGTAACCTGTGAGGATTTGTAATGTTTAAGAAAAAAGATGAACCAGTAGTCGCTGATAAAAGGATTGACTACAAATATTCAGAAGATAGAATTCTGAAAGAAATGCAAGAGTATATAGATCAAACCTATAACGCTCATTATTCACACAACAAATTCCAAGCAACAGAATTTATCATGGACAGTGGACATGGTGAAGGTTTCTGTATCGGGAATATTCTAAAGTATTCACAACGGTATGGAAAAAAAGAAGGCAAGAACCGAAAGGACTTGCTAAAGGTGATCCATTATGGTATAATGGCACTTCATAATCACGATACAATGGAGAACAATTGATATGAAACTTAGTAATGATACCAGAGAAGTCCTAAAGAACTTTTCTACCATTAACCAGAATCTTCTGGTAAAAAATGGAACTGTGATTGGAACAATGTCTGCAATGAAAAACATCGTTGCAAAGGCAACCGTTCCAGATACTTTCAACAATGAATTCGCCATCTATGACTTGAATGAGTTCTTGTCTGCGATGTCTTTGTTCAAAGATCCAACTCTTACATTTGATGAGAAGAGTGTGAAACTTAACGAAGAGGGCGGTGGTAGTAAACTGACTTATATGTTCAGTGATCCATCTATCGTGACTGCACCCAAAACTGAAATCAGTATGCCTAGTGTCGATGTAGAGTTTACCTTTACACAAGACACATTCAATCAAATCTTGAAGGCGTCTGCTGTACTTGGTGTTCCAGATGTAGTTCTCAAAGGAACTGCTGGTGGTACAATTGATCTTACTGTCACTGACAGAAAGAACGATACCTCTAACGATTTCAGTATCACAGTCGGTGAAAATTCACCATCTGACTTCACTTACTTTTTCAAAGTGGAAAATCTAAAACTTCTTTCTGGTGACTACAAAGTTGAAGTATCACAAAAGGGTATCTCGCATTTTACTAATGTGAACAAACCTGTTGAATACTTTATTGCTCTTGAAGCAGCGTAAACCAGAAGGAATATATTATGAACGATGTGATGCTGTGGGTGGAGAAATACCGCCCATCAAAGATTAGTGAGTGCATTCTCACTGATGATTTGAAAACAACTTTCCAGACATTTGTAGATGAAGGACACATACCAAACCTTCTTCTATCGGGTGGGCCTGGCGTAGGTAAAACCACAGTTGCAAAAGCAATGCTTGAGGAACTTGGTGCTACTTATATGATGATAAACGGTTCTGAAGAATCTGGTATTGATGTACTCAGAAACAAAATCAAGAACTTTGCGTCTACTGTCTCTATGGATGGTAATCGTAAGTTTGTGATTCTAGATGAGGCAGATTATCTAAATCCACAATCAACTCAACCTGCTTTGCGTGGGTTCATTGAAGAGTTCCATAAGAACTGTGGTTTCATTCTTACCTGTAACTTCAAGAACCGTATCATCGAACCTTTGCATAGTCGATGCTCTGTTGTAGAGTTTCGCATTCCAACTACAGAAAAACCTAAACTTGCCGGTGCATTTTTCAAACGTGTACAGGATATTCTCATTTCAGAGAGTGTTCAGTTTGAACCAAAGGCAGTTGCTGGTGTGGTGGAGAAACACTTCCCCGATTGGAGAAGGGTTCTAAATGAACTGCAAAGATATTCTGCCTCTGGTATGATTGATGGTGGTGTACTTGTCAATCTGTCAGAAACGAATATGAAAGACTTGGTGACTTTCCTTAAAGAGAAAGATTTCAAGTCTATTCGTAAATGGGTTGCAAACAACCTAGATAATGATCCTGCTCGTATGTATCGTAATGTCTATGATACATTGTATGATGAGGTACAACCACAAACCGTTCCCCATCTTGTTCTCGCAACAGCAGACTACTCTTACAAGTCCGCCTTTGTCGCTGATCAAGAAATCAATATGCTTGCATATATGGTTGAGATTATGACACAGGTGAACTGGAAATGAGTTACGAACTAAAAGACTATCTAAACTCTATTAATCTCACAAAGGAAAATCTGATGGATTCAGATGATCCTATGTGGGAAAAGAGATATGCACCTTTTATTATTAACAAGTGTTTAGC